AAATTCAAAGTCTATTTCCTCATCATTTTCATTTTTAACAATAATTTTTCTGGGTGGGGTGTATATATCTTGTGTGTTAGTAATAGCACTATTGACAGTACGTTGGCGGTAGTCTTCTCGTTCTTGAGTCTTTTTACGCTGTCCGAGGGGAGACAGAAGCCATAGACGCTCTATTTGGTTATAAGTCTTACCAGTCCAGAAAGCCAAGTGCATACATAAAGCATGATCAGCAGATGAGTAGTCTTTGTTGTAGTCGGTAATATCCCCGTCCCATAGTCTTTTAACTTTATCTCCATTTTTTGAGGAGAACATTTTAGTTGTTATTTCTTCATCATCTAAATTAAATGAAGTTTGTACTACTGGAGTTAAAATTTCTTCGTTTTTATTTTTACCCCAAGGATAACCAAGAGTTTCTAATAATTTAGTTAATTCGTCTCCAGTAATGAGTCGTATTGGTTGAGAATCGGCTACCTCATTCTCAGTAAAGGTAAAATATCTACCTTCAGTATATATTTCAATCGCCTTTTTTTCATCAAATTTATGTTTATTAACAATTGGGGTTATTTTGTCATCTGCTCGGAATAAAAGATGAATACCAGTACCAGAGGGAGAATATTCGGTGTATGTTTTTGCTTTTTTTATAAAAGTTAATATTTCTTTATCAATTTTATTATTAATAACACAGTGATCAAAATCTATACCAATAATACCAACTGATTTTTCAAAAACGATACCAATACCTTTTTCGGTTGAAAAAGATTGATTATCAAAATATAATTTCCTCAAATTATAATAGGTATCCCAAGTTTTTGGATCGGTTGATGAAGCATATTTATGTGGAGATAAATAAGGAACCTTGGTCGATTTCCCCTTACGAACTTCTTTTTTCCATAAGAGCCAAATTGGATGATTTTTTATTTTTTTCATACTAAAAAAGTATAGCATTTACTTTTTAAGGGGAGGAGGGGGGGTGTGTATAAGTGATAAAACATATAAACGGGACACTAGTCAGATAGAAGTGTCCATAGTTCTGTCCACCAATCTACGGCTAAACAAAGCCATATCTTGGAAATCGGGACACTGGACAGAAGGGACACTACTTTTCACTAAGTACCCTGTATATTATATATATTATTATTATTATTATAGTAATAGTAGTGTCCTTCTGTCCCGAAGTGAAGATATGGCTTTGTTTAGCCACTGTACGGTGGACAGACCATGTGTCCAGGGTCTGTCCACTAGTGTCCCGTGATTTTGTTTTTAAAAGTGATTTAGAAGTCCTTTAAAATATACTAGAGTAGAATAAGAAAATATTAATTAGATTAAATAGGTATTTTTTGTTATAATAATAGAGATACATTTCATTCTCTATATTGTCTGTGCTCAAGAAGCTGATTTAAATATAGTGGCAAAAATAATAAATATATTATATAATTTTTATATGCAAATTCATTCTTTAAAGTTATCTTTTCAAGATATTGTGACTAAAGATGGTGCCAAGATAGCAGCGGTTCTTGGTACTTTATATATTGATGATGGTAAGGTGGTAGCCAATAGTGAAACTCTTAATCCGGAGCCAGAGTATGAAAAGATTAGTTTTACAACAGCACTTGGCAGTAATCAGAAACTAAAATCAGTTATTCAAGAGATGATAGTTGAGGTTTTAACGTTGAAGAACATGCAGATTGCTAAGGAGAATGGCACTCTTACACATTTCGTTAAGGCTATGGGAGTAAACACTAGACCAGTACCAAAAAAGAGAATAAGTAAGACACGCAAATAATATGGCATCAGAGAGAGCTAAAAATGCCGCTCGTAAAGTATTAGAAAAAACTAGAAATGGTGAACCTGTAATAATGGGTCAAGTATTACGTGAAGTAGGATATAGTGAAGCAGTAACTACTACTCCAAGCCAAGTAACGGAAACTAAGAGTTATCAAGCAGAAATCAGTCCTTTTATACAAAAGCTAGAAAAAGAACGCGACAGAATCGTCTCTGCGCTGTCTATAAAGAACCTAGACGATGTTCAGTACCAACATTTAACTAATGCAGTTGATACTCTGACTAAAAATATTCAGCTATTAGGAGGTAAAGAGACAGAGAAGATGGGAGTAACTATCAATGTAGTAAGCTATGACAGAGATAACAATACCTCACGCCTTTAATCCGCGAACATATCAGCTTCCTTTTCTCCAAGCAATGGATAGTGGATATAAGAGAGCAGTGCTTATTCACCATAGACGCGCTGGCAAGGATAAGGTTTGCTTTAATTTTACTATAAAGAAAGCTTTTGAAAGAGTGGGCACTTATTTTTATTTTCTTCCAACTTTTGCTCAAGCTAAAAAAGTTATTTGGGACAATATAGACAACGATGGTTTTAAAATGTTGAATCATATTCCTCAAGAAGTTATTAAATCTACTAATGCCACAGAATTGAAGATAACTTTGATTAATGGCAGTATTATTCAGTTAATGGGTGCTGATGTTTTTGATAAAAGTGGAGTAGGTACTAATCCTATAGGTGTTGTATTTTCGGAATTTTCTCTTCAAAGACCAGAAATATGGGGCTTCATACGTCCTATTTTACTTGTTAACGGTGGTTGGGCAGTGTTTAATGGTACACCAAGAGGACAAAATCACGCTTATAACCTTTTGGAAATGGCTAAAAGCAAACCAGAAGAGTGGTTTACACAGTTGCTAACAATTGATGACACTGGAGTTTTAACTAAAGAACAGATAGATAATGAGCGTGCCGAGGGTATGCCTGATGCTTTAGTTGATCAAGAATACTATTGCAAGTTTATTGAGAATGCTACTAATTTTTTTAGAAATATTGGTGATACCTGTATTTTGCAACCCCAGATAGAAAATCCACTTTACATGTACCAGATGGGTGTTGACCTTGCCAAGTATCAAGACTTCACGGTTATATCAGTTATCAACCTTCACACCTTTGAGCAAGTGTACCTAGAACGCTTTAATCAATTAGACTGGAACATTCAGAAGGCACGCATCGAAGCTGTCTATCATCGCTTTAATCGCCCTGTAGGCTTCATAGACGCTACCGGAGTAGGCGACCCTATAGTTGAGGACTTAAACAACAGAGGCATCCGCCTTGAGGCGTATAAGTTCACTGAGCAAACACGAAAAGACTTATTGACTAATATGGCTCTGAAGCTGGAGCAACGCAACGTGACGCTCCTAGACAATGACATACTCAAGCAGGAGATGTCTTACTTCCAGTATGAGTTAACAGCCAACGGGAAATTAAAGATTAAAGTTCCGGATGGATTGCATGATGACTGTTTTGTGAAAGGAACAATGATAACCACCAATAAAGGAGACATCCCAATTGAGAATATTCACGTTGGTGATTTTGTCTTAACAAGAGAAGGTTATCAACTAGTAGAATCAACACGGGCAAGGAAGCGAGAAGTAATTGATAATCTTGGTCTTACTGGAACTCCAGACCACCCTGTTATCTTAGCAGACGGCACGGAAAAATCTTTAAAGCATGTTACCGAACACGATATAATACATGTATGGAACAAACAAAAACAACAGATAGAGAAACTATCGTATATGGAGGCAAAAGTTATCATCGATATCCAAAATCAAAAAGAAGGCCACTTTCCGCTTATTACTGGAGACACGATAAATGGAAAGAACCACCGTTCGCGCTTCACAGGCAAATCTGGATTGATATCCACGGCGAAATTCCAAATGGACACCATATTCACCATATTGATGGAAACCCTCTCAACAATAATAGTAAAAATCTTGAATGTATTTCAGTCAAAAAACATCACAACGAACATTTACAAAGACGAAAAAAAGAGCGTGACGGGGTGTGTAAACAATGCGGATGTAAATTTGTCTATGAGTCACCATTACAAAAACAGAAATATTGTACAGTTGATTGTAGAAACAAATGGTGGAATAAAGAAAAATCAAGAAAGCGTAGTCTACAATCTGCAAGTAGCAAATAAACCGGAGTATTTTGCTAATGGTATTTTAGTTCACAACTGTGTATTTGGCACTGCTCTATCAATGTTTAATTTACCCAGTCAACCAATTAGACATAATAGACTTAATTCTATGAATATGGGGGTGACTAGTATTGCAGAATTTAGTTTATAATATGATATAATAATATAAATTATGGACAATGACATTTTAATCCAACAGCACAGGCGGGAGAAAGACCAGTCTGCTGAGTTTAAACAGCGAAGGTTACAACAATGGAACGAAAACTATGAGCTTTTTCGTGATAAGGTTTTTACTAATCGTCTTACCCAACGTCAAGCAGTTAACATCCCAATCATTCGGGATACTATTCAGAACTGGATAAGTAAAATTGACGAGTTGCCAGAGTTAACTTTTGAAACCAGAGGTCAATCCAATCATGATAGAGATGGAGAGTTGGTATTGAATGAGTTGTGGAATTATACAATGGATGCTGAGAAGTTGGATATACTTGATAACCTTGAAAAAAAAGTGGTGGGGCTACAGGGACGTTCATTCAAGTATTTGTATTTTAAGGATAATAAGGTTAAGTTTGCTGTAATTGACCCATACGACATTGATATTGATCCAAGGGCTAATCCATTGGACATTAATACCGCACAATATTTTAATCATAAGCATATTTTTGTACCACTAAGACAAATATTAGCTAATCCTTCTTACGATACTTCCGCTAAGATGGAGTTAAAAGTTTATTTGGATAGCAAACAGGGGTTACTGGAAGCTTCCAGAAATGATGAAGAAGCACAAATGCGAAGACAAAGATTAGAAAATTTAGGTGCTAATAATTACGATGACTATCGTGCAAGTGATGTAATGATTGAACTTAATCGTTCGCATAAACTTATTTGGAATAATAAAGAAAATAAGTTTGTCCGTCATTTTATTGTGTTCGCTATGGATAAAGTTGTACTGTATAACAAGCCAATCAATGAAGCTCTTGGTTTAACCCGTTTACCGTATGCAACGTGGGCATCAGATCCAGACCTCAATGATATTTGGAGTGATAGCATTGCAGATAACGTGCGGACAATGAACAAGGTAATCAACATGTACTTCTCTCAAGACTTAGAGAATCGCTCATATCGAAACTTTGGTATGTACTTCTACAATACTCTTAACGGTCAATTTACCCCGAGAGGATTTGAGGCTCGCCCATTCGGTATGTATGGTGTACCTGGTAATCCACAAGAAATAATTCAGCAAATGCAGATACAACCGCTTGGAGATACTACTAATGCTATTGAGTATTTCAAAAATTTAATTCAGTCATCAGTGGCTCAGACACCAACAGAGCGAGGAGTGCAAGAGAAAAATTCAGCTACTCTCGGTGAAGTACAACTTTCTTTCCAACAGTCACAGACTAGACAGCAAGTAGTAGCTAAACAGTATCGTTCGTCGTGGAAAGATTGTGGTGATATATTTTACGAATTATTAAAATCTAATAGTCGTGGACGTATTAAGTTGTATAAAAAAAATAAGGACGGTGAGTATCGTTCTAAGGATGTAACTCTTAATGATTTTATTTCTCCAGCTGGATACGAAATAAAAATTCGTGTTAAATCTGAGAAAGATCAGGCAGATGATATAGAATTAAAGAAGGTGGCATACATCAAGCAATCTTTTCAAAATAATTTGGTTGCTCAAAAGATTGCTAAGCGTAAAGAATTAGAACTTATTGGTTGGACTCCTGAAGAAATTGATGAGATATTGAATGCAGAAAATGTTCAACAACCATTAGTAATGGCACAGCAATTACCAGTAGATACACCAATAACACAACCAATAAAATGAATATACTTTCACAATTTTTAAAGAAAATAGGAGTTAGTTCATTAGATCAACTAACACTAGAGGAACGACAAACCTATTTAAATTGGGAGTCCTCTCTTAATGGTAGACAGATTACCTCAAAAGAAGTACGGCAGTTCCTTGATGTAGAGTTGGAAGATACTGTTACCAAGTTGATAGCAAAATCACTTGGAGAAAGAGAGGACATCTTCTTGAAGATGAAGGTAGATTTTATTAGACACTTAATTAGCTTCTTGGACACTCCAGAGATGGAGAAGAAGCATATTGAACAGTTAATACAAACAAAATAAATTATGATATTAACAGATGAATTTGGTAATCCTTTGCAACCGAAAGTGGTTACTATTGAGGAAATAGTGAATAAGTCTTCGTGGGATTCAGAGGATATAGAATTATTGGTAGCTAACCAACATCTTTTAGAAGATGAGGTGTTGGCTAAGTTAGGAATTTTAGAAGAAATTAAACCCCTCTCCCCAGATGTGGTGGCAGAACAGACGAATCTTTTGAAGAAAAAGAAAAATAAAAATTAGATGTGTTATAATATAATCACGACCTAACCCTCCTAATAAGGACGGTCAAAAAAAAACTATGAATAATCCAAACTCATTTGATTCAGAATTAAAGGACGGTCAAACTAACCCTGATACTGAATTACAAGGAACGGAAATAAAGGGGACTGAAATCCCAGAGATTGATTACAAAACTAAGTTTAGTGAAAGTGCCAAAGAAGCTCAACGACTATATACTGAAAAAAAAGCACTAGAACAACAATTAGCTAATCAATCACAAACGAAGGAATTTAATAATCAAACTAATGATGATTTTTTTCCAGGTTTCAATGAATTAGATGATGATGCGAGGCAGAATTTACTTTCTTTTGCCGAAAGTGTGAAAAGAAAAGCCCTAGAAGATGTCTATAAAGACCCTGCTATTGCTTACTCTCGTAATACTTATAACGAAAAGAAATGGAATGATGCATTTATGGAAGTAAGTAAGGATATTCCTAATCTATCTTCATACGCAGATTCTTTTAAAACTCAATACTATAATCCAAATAATGTCCCAGACAATATAGCAGAGGTGATCAAAGACCTCGCTAAAATCTTTCTGTTTGATAAAGCTAAGGATATAGGAGCCGAAGAGGAACGTGTGAAGAACCAACGGATTAACCTAGAGGACGTAACTGCCGGAGACAAAAATCCACCTTCAGCAACACGCTCATTGGAGGAGTGGCAACGAATGGCCAGTGAAGATCCAACAAAATTTGCTTCCCTCTCTAAGGAATTTAATGCAGACCTAGCAAGGAAATAATATCATTAGTTTTTAATCAAACTAAATTATGGCTAATTCATTAGCTGCATTTACCCCCGTAAAGTATTCTCTTAAACTAGTAGAGCTACTTTACAACGATACCATCTACACAAGTGTAACTAACACTAAGTATGAAGGTGAAATTAAAAATGCAGGAGATCGAGTACGTATCCGAACAGCCGCTAAGATTTCTCTCAGTGCTTACACTAAGGGGATGACATTAGTTGCTCAAGACTTAACACCAACAGACGAAGACTTAGTAGTTGACCAGCTTAATTACTTTAAGTTTATTGTGGATGATGTAGATAAGCTACAGAATGACATTGACACCATTAACGAGTACGCTAAAGGTGCAAAGATGAGTATGTCTGAATTGATTGACACAAACATCTTAGAGTACGCTCGACGTAACGTAGATGGAGACAATGTAGTTGGTACAGCTTACGCAACAGGAACTGTTACTGTTACTGTTTCTACAGGCGCTGTAGTAGGTGTCGGTACAACTTTCACAGCAGGTATGGTTGGTGGTTACTTTAAAGCAACTGGACAAACTAAGCACTATCTTGTAACTACTTTTACTGACGCTACACACATCACCATTGCTGATGTTGGAGATGAAAGTAACTATACAGGTGGTGCGGTTGCCGGCGGTACTGCTTACACTATCGCTGGTGCTGTAGCTATTGCTCTTACTAAGTCAAACATCTACCAATACTTGGTACAGTTAGGCACAGTAATGAGTCAATCTCTTACTCCGCGCGAAGGACGTTTTGCTGTAGTAAACGCAGCCCTTGAAGGAATTCTCCGTCAAGCTCCTGAATTTATTCCAGCAGTTGATTCAGCTTACAGTGATGTAGTTATTATACCATTACCTGATCTGTAGGGGAGCTATAACTCC